GCGCTTAAATTCCTAATTGGAATGGTCTTTATGTACCCGGCCTCCGACAATAGACTGATCGTATATAGGATTTCTTCGTAAGTGTATGGCTCAATTTTGATTGAAGAAGCATCTAATCTGTCATCATAACCGAGATGTTCTTCAAGATAGAGCAGTACATCTCTTACACAGTCTTTGTTCAGTTTCATTGCGTTCAGTCCTTTCAAATTGATAACTTTATTATACCATGACAAACAACAAAAGCCAGCCTTTTGGGCGGCGGCAGAGATACGCAGGCAGCGGGACCTTTTTTCATTTCTTCTCTTTCTTCTTTTCTTTTTTGTCAAATTTACCCCCTATGTTCCTGCTTCCGGTGCCCGCCCCACCCAACATCACATTTATCGCAATCGGCACTTTTGCCGTGCAGCGGGCAGCTTGCGGCTCTGCCGCTTGCCCAAAGGGCTGGCCGAATAATCGAAAGGAGAAATAATAATGAAAGTACCCATCAACAAGGACAGCCCCTTGGCAATGGACGACTTTGACGCCGCTGTGCAGCAGCGTATGGAGCGCCTGCAAAGCTACATCGACCTGATCCGCACCGCCGAAGCTGTAGAGGAAGAGGTCAAGGCCAAGGGTGCAAAACTGTATCTTGGTCCGGAAGATGTGGCGGCATACCTGAATTGCAGCATACCGACAGCAAGGCAGTATATGCACCGTCCGGGCTTCCCTCTCATTCAGTTGGGCGAGAACGGCACCAAGTTAGCTGTGTTCGCCCCGGCGTTCCACGCATATAACGCCGGAAAGTACTAAATTGCAGTCAACTGCAAGAAAGGAGCACTCCAATGACCAAGAGAGAAAAGGCAGGCTTGGTTCTGGTGATTACCGGCTTCCTGCTGGTGCTGCTGGGCTGCTGCCTGGTGGCGGACACCCCCTATTGGTGGGTGTCCATAGTGATCAGCGGTACCGGCTGCGCATTGATCGCCCTGGCGGTGTTCGTGCTGCCCAAGGACGAGGACGAGCCCCGGCAGGACAAGCAGCTGGTGATCGAGGACGAAAACCACAAGGTGGTGCTGGTAGCGCCGCTGACAGACTTTGAATTGGCGTATCTGCACGCCGTCAAACTGGGAAAGGATGATGAAAATGGAAGATTACATTGATTTGGTAATTGCTAAGCTGGACGAGGACCACATTGTCCTGCGGGCGCCGTGGAACACCGTTAGAGCCGGTGACACCGTGTATGTGCGTGGCGATGGCAATTACAAGGCGCTGGAAGTAATTGCAGAGCGGAAAACCAAGGCCCTGATGGAATTGCCAAAAGTGACCGCCATTATGCTGCCACTGGAGTATAACGACGAACCAAGCAGCGGGCAAAAAGAAAAAGCCGACTGAGCGACCAGTCGACTTAAACCACAGGCGGCGAAAAGAAAGTAAAACGCCTGCGCTAATTACATTATATATAAGGACCGCAAAGAAGTCAAGGACAAGCCGTGCGGCAAGGGCGAAAAAAGGGGTCTGTGCTCCTTTTTTGCTCCTTGTTCAAAGTATTATTTTTAGACGCAAAGCGCCAACGGCAAAAGGATATATCTTTCGGCATTCTTCAGCTGGTTAGGCGCAGGCAGGAGACCGGCGGCAACAGGGTGTGCACCCGCGCCGCATAATGAGGAGCTGTGCACTGTGGGAATGTGGAACACGCCGGTGAACCGGTGGGAAACTTGATTTTCCACCCGGGAGCCGATCCGCGTTTTCCAGCATTTCCATAGTGTGCCGGTCCGTCCAGAAAGGAGCAAACCAAAATGCCATGGGTGCAAAAGACCACCCACGCAGGTAAATGTATCTACATTCAGCGGCATTACTCCTCCCGCTATGGCAGCAAGAATAAATGCACCAGGGGCAGCAACTACGGAAAAACCAGCGAGGCCCAGGCGGCAGTCAACAATCGCCAGGCGTGCCTACAGCAGGAGATGATCTTTAATGCAAACTTCGGACCCGGTGACCTGACAGCTACTTTTACATTCCGAAAGGCGGACAGGCCCAAGGACCTGCAAGAGATTAAAAAACTGTGGGCCGCCTATATGGCCAAACTGCGATATGCCTACAAAAAGGCCGGTGTTGAATTCAAGTGGATGAGAGCCATTGAGACCCCGGACAAGAACCCACATATCCACATGGCGCTGTCCGGTATTGACTTGACCAAGCTGCCCAGGTGGCCTTATGGCCGGGTGGAATATGTACCGGTGGATGATCGAGACCACCACACCTACGGTGGGTACCTACGCGAGGAGACCCACATCAAACAAGGGCACGAGGGCAAGTACACAACGGCCAAGTCCAGAGTGTGCTTTAGCCGCAGCCGTAACCTGGTGGTACCGGAACCGGAATACCAGGTCATCTATAGCGACCACTGGGCAGATGAGCCAAGAGCACCCAAGGGATACTATGTGGTCAAGGACACGCTGAACAACTGGGAGGACGAAGTCACCGGGTTCAAGTACCAGTCCTATGTGCTTTGCCCGATCTCAAAGAACCAACCGCACCGGCGGTGTTAGGAGGGCGACAATGACATACATACAGCAATGGGAACAAATGCGGGACAAGGTGCGAAACTTGGAACAGGAACGCCAAACCCAGCTGATCTTGGCACCGCACAACGCCTACGGCTTCAAGCTAAACATCAACCACCCGCTGATCCGGCCTAAGTGGGACGCCTTTAAGAGCACCAAGGGCCTGGGCCAGTATGGCATGACGGACGATCTGCGCCGGGAATTTGAGGAGGCAGTGCTGGCCAGTAAGTACATGCAAAAGTGCATGGAGCAGGAACAAAGGAAGATTGGCGCCGTCGAGCACCAATTCATCCGTATGGCCTACTCCGTAGAGAAACAGGCAGCGGGCTAATGGGTACCCAAGAACACTGGACTGCTGCCCAGTACCAGGAGTATCTCCGGCAGCGGGCCAAAGGCGGGAACAAATACCACGCAGTAAAAGCCCAAATGGACGGCCGCACCTATGACAGTCGGAGCGAGTGCAAGCGGGCAAAGGAGCTGCAACTGTTGGAACGGCACGGCCTGGTGCGCAACCTGCGGGAGCAGGTCCCTTATGAGTTGATCCCGGCAGGGGTCGGCGAATACCGAAAAGAGCGTCCGGTGATTTATAAAGCGGACTTTGTATATGAAGTCTGCCAGCCGGACGGCACCTGGAAGCAGGTGGTAGAGGACACCAAGGGCGCCAAAACAAAGGAATATATCATCAAACGAAAACTTATGCTGTTTATACATGGCATAAGCGTAAAGGAGACAGACAGATGAACTTTAAGAAAATGTTATCCATTTGCAAAAGAAGCAAGACCTATTTTCTATATGACCTACCTGACGGCGAGCAAATGCTCAGCAACAGCAGCTGCGGGTACATCCTGTACGGCCACCCTAAATACACGCCGGAGACGCTGCGCATGGTCGCTGACTTGGCAGAGGATGACAGCGTGATCATGACAAGAATGCCAAAAGCGGATCTGCCGCTGGCAGACCAATGCCCCGATGAAGAATATGCCGCCCCGCTGGACACCTGCATTGTAGCCGCAGGCGCTGTATGGCAACCGCTGATTGTAGGTGCGGGCATGACATTCATCAACAGAAGAGCGTTGCAACCTATCGAAAAGGAAGAAGAGGGGTACGATCTGTACCGGCGCGGGGACCTGGTGGTCGTTAAATCCGGCCTGATCGTGCAGGGCGTGATCAGAACAATGGATCTGTCCAAAGCAGAAGCTGTATGCCGGGATCTGATCAACCTGGGAACGGTGGCCGGTATGGCCTTTGAGGAGCGCAACAATGAAGATTGAAAGGAAAAAAACAATGTGCACAGGTGTGGGCGTTGCTTCCGTCAAGACCGCTTTGGACTTCGACAGCGAGATGTCCAGCGTTAA